TGGTAGAGAAACCGTCAGGAATGTTGGAAGGAAGCTCCGAAGAATACATCCCTTGACCGATGGCAATTCGGTAGTATTCCTCACCTGGAACTGAAGATGAAAGAGCCATTATTCATAGTCCCAGGGGTCTTGAATTTTATATACTGGAGCATCAGGAGAATGTGACTCATCTCTCCTGGTTCCTATGCCACGATCATAAAGATCCATCTGTTGCTTCTCAGCGGCAGCATCATGATTCTTGTTGTGCGCTCTAGCCAAGCAGTATTTGATGACATCTTCATGATAGACTTCAGGAACCGTAAAGCTATTTGCTGTAGGTAGTCCCGTCATTGTGGAGGGGACTTTGTTATACGTCACCTGGATCTGCTGAGTAGAGGCAGTGTCAGCAGGGTAGACAAAGACTTGCTTATTGCTCTTATACCAGTAGGAAGGAGTACCAGTCTGAGTGTCAGCTAAGTGTAGGAGGTCTAGCTCTTCTTTGGAAATGAACTGAAGAGCTTTACCATTGACTGAAAGTCTGCGGATATTGACAGAATCTGGTACAGACGTAGGGAAGGCGCTGGTGGCTACATTGATGGTGAAGTTGTTAGCACTGGTATTCCGAATGATGTCTAGTTCGGCATCATGAATCCAGGCATAGATATCAATGTCTGTGATAATAACGTCATACTCGTCTCCGAATTGACGCTTAATCGTAGTCAGCGCTGAGGCAACGTCCACGTATTAACTCCGTTTAGCAGGTCTGTCATCATAGAAGGTAAGTAGATCGCCAGTTCTACTGTCACGCACGCTATACTTAGAACGCATGCCAGCAATATGTCCAACGATATCCTTCGTTTCCTCTCGGATGTCATTATATCTCCTCTGATTTTCCGCCTTTGTATCAGCCTCAAGCTGCTCAAGCGTCTTCAGAGTATTGACTTTATAGCCATCCGCCGCAGCTAGTCTTTGTAAGACTAGATCATCCAAAACCCATGCTCTTAAGACAGGTCGAAGAATGCCGTCCTTCCCTCGTTCCGCAATAATGAATGGTTCCTCTGAGAGTTCAGCTTTCTCAGGATCTACACAGAGAATCTCTAGATTAGGATCGTAGTCCTTGATAGCTTCAGCAACTCGTAGAGCATCTCTCTGAACCAAGAGATTATCAACTACAATATAATCTCCGGTACCTGGGTCATACCAATTAGACACTTAATTTTCTCCTTTTCACGCCATTTATAATACTAGTAATATGTTGTCTAGTTACACCAAATTTTTCTGATATTTCTTTTTGTGTTAAAGAAGTTCTTTTATATAATCTTCTTATTTCATCAACATCTTCATTGGATAAAATCCTCGTTTTATCACTTATATGATTACCAATTTTAATTGCATCATACATATTTTCCTTGTGTGTACCTAATTGAAGATGAGTTAATTCAATACAACTTGGATTATTACAAAGATGCCTTACCTCTAATTTAGAGCCTCTTAAATCAATATTATGGTGTTCAGCATAAAGTTTTCTATGTAAATAATAATACCCATCATGATATTTAGGGGCTAATCCATAATAACCATCTTTATTTCTAGTTCTCCAGCTATATTTACAAGGCTGCTCGACTATCATGCCATCTACAATGACATGAGTACCAGTACCAGGATCATAGTAATTACTCATGGCAGTGTCTGGTAGTTAGTAAGAACCCACACTAAACGACGCCAAGTATAGGTAAGAACTGCCTTGTCAGTAGTCTGTGTACGAAGCGTATTCGTACCTTCCTTGATAATAGCTGTATTAGCTCCGTTAATAGCGCCATCAAAAACAAAAGTATAAGACAATCCATTAAAAAGATTATTTCCAGCTTTGGCTGGTAGAGTAATTGTACGAGCAGCCGTAAAAGCTGTAGCAAAGTTAACAATATTGGGATCACCCATAGTTACTGTATAGTTAGCATCACCTTTATTAGCAGAAAGTCTATTATTTTGCCAAGATGAGATTCTAATACACTCAGCAGTAGTGGCACCACCAACATTAGATAACTGCCACCCACCCTTCATAATAACATGGTCTACTTCATAGCCCCCACTGTCACCAGCAGTTGGTGCTGACCCACCAAAAATTAATGCTCCGTATGCACCAGACATAGAAGTAGCATTTACATTAATAGTACCTACTCGAACAGACCAGCCATCTGGATGCAATGAGTTAGATCCACCTGCAACTAGATAAATTCCTCCAGAAACACCTGAAAAATCAGCAAAAGTTCCACCAACAAAAATATTACCAATCCATACTTGACAGCTTCCAAGAAAACTGAATATATTTAAATTAGATCCAACAGTTAAATTATATGTGGTTGCTTCAATCTTTAGGTCATCAATTGTAACCTGACAACCGCCAGTAAGAACAATCAACTGTGGATTATTAATAACATTCAAAAACTCAAGAGCTTGAATATGGAAGTTATAACCTTGAATATCAAAAATAGGACCAATAGCCATACCACAGTTAATAGTCATACGACCAAAAATATTATTTGGTGTTGCACCACCACCTGTAGCAAGATCAATTGCACCAATTGACATATTACCAACTACAAAATCATTCCATACGTTACCCCAAGGAGCATACTCAGTAGTCCATAGACATTTCATTCCCCAACCAAGGTTAGAAAACTGAAGCATTTCAAACCAAGAGTAGTAGACACTTACTCCGAATGCTACACCTATTGAATTAGTAGCTGTTGAAAGTTGAAGTGTATTATGAGTAAAATGAATACAGCGAAGTACAACTGAATGCATAATTTGAGAGCTAGGATTTACATTATGATCCCCAAGCATAAAGCATGGAATATTGTCAGTATATTGCTTGATAATAGAACCCGAGCGAGACTCACCAATTACACTAAATGAGTTGATAGCTGGAAAGATAATTGTACCGGTAATTTTGTAAGTACCATTAGAAAGGAAACCGATTTTATGTTGTGTAGCAATGTAGGTAGCCCAAGCTTGTAGAGCAGCAGTATCATCTGTTACTCCATCACCTTTTGCGCCGAATGACTTAGCGTCAATTTGGGTACCACCAGTGATACGAGCACCATTTAAGTAGACGTCTCCATAGATATCGAGACGGTTGCCGTCATCAATATCTACTAGAACATCTTCACAAGCATAAATATTTCTAGGAGTATATCCTACTGTATCGTTGACTGTATTTGGAACAGGCATAATAACTCCTAGAATCCGAACCGAAACACGGAGATAGTTCGTGTTGAACCGAGTCGATTTTTAACAGCAATCGACGTTCCAGATAGATATATGCAAAGCTTGCCATCAATATCAGGATTAGCTGTAGCAACTGTTGCTTCAGTTCCTGCAAGCATTGAAACTAGGGAACCACCACCAGAACAAACTAATGCCCAAGCTTGTCCAGAAGGTGTGGATGCCTGAACAATATGTACTCCACGTCTGTTCGGATCAGAAACCGAGGTCAACGAGAATGTTGTTGTATCATCATCAAGAATAGATGATTCAGTACCACGCAGACCAGTAGCAATCTGAGTATTCCCATCATTGTATACGGTAAGACCGCTCACTAATCCAGACGTGTAATCACCAGTTGCGTTATTCCACCCAACTGTTAAGGCGTCGTTTGCTGTATTGTAGGCCATCGCCCAGCGACGTGATCTAATTGTAGGATGGGTAAGAGTCATCCTGTCATCTGATACTTCGACACCACCAGAATCGACCATACAATTAGATAAAACTAATGCTCGACCTAATAAAGTACGTGCTGTTACTGGATCAGCTTCCCAACAATCATCTTTACCTGCACCAGCGCCTCCAGTAGCAGGTTGCAACCAACACGAATCAATACCAACTGCTTGAGTTAAACCACCAATAAGAAACAATTTACGTGGATAAGCACCTGTACCACTGCGAGAAATATTACAACCTGTAAAACTAGCTACGTTCGTATCAACAAGTCGTATTGCTCCGAGTGTAGAAGCAATTGCTTCTGATCCATTCTGAATCAGATCACAACCAGTAAACGTCAATCCACGGACAAACTCCGCATCAATAATCTGAGAGTCTCGACGAGAAGTTTCAAAATGACAACCATAGAATCCAAATGGACCATGCATTTTTGGTCCTACTGCACCACGTATCCGTACAAAGACAGCATTAGTAGTAGCTTGTGTTTGAAAATGACAACGGAATAAGTTAATGTTATTTGAATTATTAGTACTATGCAGCGGCACACTTAATGAAATACCAGTTATCTGATTAAACAGACAGTCTCGTACCACACCATCATAAGCATAACCAATAGTAATAGGTGTAGCAGCATAATGGAATTGACAACCATCAATAATAAACTGGGAGACAGCATCAGGGACGTTAACATCGGTAATACGACCCAAGGACAAAATCTTGTTGGTGTCATTACCGTGAAAACGGATACCCTCAACAGTAAGTTGTCCGTGCCAGAATGTCCATCCGTTTGTTGAAGTAACCTTAATTAGAGTATTACCATCACCAGTTCCACGAAGAACTAGTCTAGCATAATCTCCAACAGATGTTGACGTAGCATATTGACGAATGTCAACTAGCATATCGGTGCTCGTCAGATATGTTCCAGATGAAAATTGAACAACCGCCGCCGAATATGCAGTACCAGTAGACCTCGGAGCACGAGGATTAGATTGTAGCGCAGCAGCAATCGTTGCTTGAATAGCTACGGTATCATCTGTAACCCCGTCACCCTTAGCTCCAAAATTTCGAACATCGAAATATGCACCCGTACTTACTGGGGAACCATTGATGTAGACGTTACCGTAAATGTCAAGTGCTGAATCTGACTCGATGTCGACTCGCATATTCTCCAAAGCGTAGATCCGCTTCGGAGCATATTGAACTCCATCAGTTGTTAATTCTGGAATACGCGCCATTACTACCTCGCCTGGATAATGTTGTTGCTGGCAGTAACGTTAGTCGTCATAACATGACCAGTAGTAGTCACAAACCCGGTAGTAGATTGGGCGTCAGGATTATCCTCATTCAAGTCAAATACTGTAGTTCCACCAGGAACACCTGCTGCACCAATTCCACTGTTAATAAGCACACGATAAATTCTACCTGTGTGCGGAGTAGAAGCATCCACACGTTGTCCAATAGTTAGTAAATTTGTTCCTGCAAAAATTGAAGTTACTCCAGCTGTTGTAACAGTTGATCCTATTTGCGTCCAAGCAACACCATCAGAACCATAGAAGAATCTTAAATCATTCCCAGCAGCACCGTTATCAATATCAAGTGTAATAGCCATCCAAATTGGAGCACTATTCACTGTTCCTGGAACAGCAGTACTAGTAAAACTCTTACCATTACCAGGAGTACCGTCTGGCGACCAACCAAAGATCATCCTAGAACCAGTATTCATCTGCCACATATAACACTGTTGCACAGAAGTTGTACGAGCTAATACAGTAGAAGTTTGAGATGCCCAGTTCGTCATATAGAACTTAGCAATAAGAGTTATATCTCCAGTAACTTGTAAGGATGAAACAAGTGGAGTTGTTAAGTTATTGCCAACAACACCTGGGAAGACGAGCATTGCTGGAATCTTAGGTATCGCCGACCACAGCATCATATTGCCCAGATATGCTCCCTGTGGCATAATATAAAGAGTGTTCGGGTCTTTAACAGCCAGAGCAGTATAATCAGCCTTACTAACTTGATACAAGGCCAGAGGATACGGAGTAGTAGCTACTTCGGATTGAGCCAGTTCAATCATATCTGAATAATGCTTAGTACCTGCATACTGAGCACCAGCACAATCACGAATCATCCCAGTAAAACTGTTGCGTCCTGCTGAGTTATACAGGTAAATCATCCTAGATGTACCATCAAAACGAGCAAACTGTACGTCTTGGAATGAACAGCCTTGAACTCCCACCCCAGTAGATACTGCTACGCCAGTTTCAGTAAGAGTAGTACTCTTCGTTCCAAAAATATGACCGCCGACCCATTGTACGAAGTTAGTAGCTACTGTAACACAAGTTGTACAGCCTTCAGATTGACACTGAGAGAAGAAGTTAACGGAGCCAACATATACACCCAGACGACCAACACCCCAGAAGTGACAGTTAGTGTACTGAGTACCACCAGTCTTAGGTCCACTGTATAGAAGGTTACATCCTAATACTGGATCAGTAATATTAGCAACACCAGTCATAGTGCCGTCATTAAAGATTTGAATCTGCGATAGCTGACTATCATGGGGACCATCAAAGTGTAGTCCCTTAGTCTCACAGTTGTAGATCTTTACGTCTCTCCAGTGGGAATCCATATTAGTCCCACCAGTACCCCACTCAGACCAAACTCCACCAGGCTTACCATTACGAACCCAGATATTATCAATAACGTAAGAGCAACCAAAGATTCTCAGCGGCCAACCAGTGGCGCCGCCCAAACGATTACCATCAATATCAAGATCACAAATAGTAAAACCAATAACACCTGTAGGTGATGTAGTGCCCGTTAACGTTCCAAAATTCAAGGTCTGAATCAAATCAGCAGTAGAACCATCTGGCAATTTAAGAATGGTAGCTCGTCCAGCACCACGAAGTGTTACATTATTTTTAAGAATCAATCCAGATGCAAGATATGTACCAGGAGGAAAAACTACTTCACCACCAGAAGCTGGTACAGCAGCTAATGCTGCTTGAATAGCTACCGTATCATTAGTAACACCATCACCTATAGCGCCATAAGATTTAACATCATATCCTGGACCACCTGTGATTCTAGACCCATTAAGATAAGCATTGCCCCAGATTTCAAGCTGGGAACCATCAAGCATCGACAGTTTGATGTTCTGGTCAGAGTAGATGCTCTTCGGCTCATAGATAACCGTGTCATCTTTAATGCTTGGGTAGCTTGCCATTCTCTCTCATCTTCTTTATGGCTTTCTCTCGGATAGCCTTAGAGCCGTACTCATTAGCCCAGCGATGAGCTAGAACAGGATGATTCTTCCAGAGGTATCGACGCTGTTTCTCGGATTTAAACGGCACGGACCTCTCCCATCTCATGCATAAACAGGAGAGGTCGACATGCCGCTAAAGAGGTCTAACGGCGGGCTAAACCTCAGTAATGTTGGTCATCTTACCATGAGCATTGCGCTGATGGGTACCCATCTGCCAATACTGCTTCATTAGACCCTCAAAGGCGTCGAAGTCAGTAACCCACTTGAGGACGCTATTGTCACGATCTTCCCAGTACCAGTCCTTATCGCGCCAAATCTTAATCTCAGGCTCACAGATGAAGAACATATTCTTGTCTGGGCAATCGGGATCAACAACGAGAGGTAGATCCTTTTCACCGTACATGAATGATAGTCCGGTAAGACCACCAGCAAATGACTTCGGCTCGTTGTAACGACGAAGTGAAGTCATTAAGTTCCAGTACGCACGACGCACTCCGAATGATGCGAAGATAGCCGTAGGAGTCTTTCCACCGGAACGGCGGATTTCATCCATAGCCTTAATCATCGACAGTTCGGTAAGTGTCGTTGTAGTGGAATCCTCATAGGAAGCCCACTTTGCAGTAGTAGCTGGGTCAAGCTGATGAAGAGCACCAGTAGAGTCAATGATCTTGTTAAGACCAGTCGGCTCTTGGTCATAGTCACCAGTACGAGTGACGTAGTTACCAACTACTGCACCAGCAACAGCAGTACCTACTGTGAACGTAGTTGGGGACAAGATGTTCTGAACAACTTGTGCAGTACCACCAGCAACAGGAGTACCAGCCGCTGAAATGTCAACAACCATACCAGGATCAATATGGTTAGTTGAGTCAACAGTGATGGTTGTACCAGTTGAGGCTCCTGAAACCTTCGCCTTGATACCAGAAGCAACGGCCGCATCAATGTGACCATAAACAATCCGGTTCTCGTCCTTAGCAAGATCGTCCTTAAGACCATCCATTTCCAAGTCCATAGCTGAAGTGAATGACTGCCGGTTGGTTTCAGCTAGTGCAATCAATGGGCCAGAGAGACGAACACGACCATATCCGTACTTGAGGCTTTCTTGTGCAGGCTTTAGACCTTGGCGGCCAGCAGGAGCTAGCTGAACATTCTCACCGCGGTATGAGATACCAGCGTTACGTGAGATTCTAACAGGGAACGTTACGTACTTACCGCCAACAGCGTCAGTACTAGTCCCTTCTGCGGATCGTTCGATCCTCTTGATAGTTACCCGCTCATTATTAAGCTGGTCGTTAATGTTACCCTCATAGATTTCCTTGAGGATTGCATTAACCGTGGTCAGGGTTGCAGACATCTATTCTCCTAGTCCTTGTAGCATTGCTTCGACGGTAGCCCGCCGATCCTTTCCTCGCAATTGTTTGGCGTTGATCTGGTCAACCGGTGTACCACCCTGACCCCCCAAAACCTTTGGGGCTTGTCTTTGTACACCATTTTGACTATACTTGCCTATCATCTGTTTCCACTCCTGAACTGCCCTTTCCACGTTTCCGTGTTCAGCCAGCCGGACTAGAATCCAGTTGTCATCAAAATCACCGAACTTATTATGCATCATCCCGAGCACGTTGTCAAGTTGCTCGTTTTCCTCAGCAGACTGCTTCTCAGCTTCTAGGTTCTGCCGCCATTCACGGAAGTCTTCTAGCTCTTGTGAGACGTTCTGCTGAAAAACTTCATTGGGATCTGGCTCTTCTCCACCGGCCATAAATTCATTGTCATCTGACATTTGTTCCTCTGCCTCCAATTGCAGAATCCGCATTAGTTCCTGGTCAAATCCATCACCGTATTGATCTTGAAAACCATTCCACATGATACGGAATACATTTTCAGGATCAGCCTGAAAGTTCCGAGCAAGGTTAATATACTTCTGTAGTTCCTCGATAGGAACTCCAAGATTCTCGTACGGCTTTAGCCTTCCTGAGTAATCTTGGAACTTCTTGGTTACTCCTGCATCCCAATCCTTAACGTAGCGTCCAACAACCTCACGGTCTTGTGCTGGAATCTTAGCTAAGAATGGTGATGCTAGGGATAGATCCTCTTGGGGTTCAGCTTGGCTAGGTTCTTCAACGGTATCACCGTTTGAACCCCCAAAACTAATATCCGCTGGGTCCACTTTCTACACTTCCTTGTCCTTGTTCTGGTGGGGCTTCAGGAGGAGTTTCCCTGGGACTTCCAGTTTCACTTGTCCCCTGTTTGGCGATGTCATCTGCCTGGGATGCGTTCCGCTCCTTTAGCAGTTCCATCTTATGTTCGTCTACGTGTTGCTGAATAATCTGTTGAATCTCAGGAGGCAAGAATTCATACTCTTGACTCTTCTGATACGCCTCATGTTCCTCTACGTGTGTGTTATGAACGTCATACGGGTTAACCGTGACGTTATATGTCTGCGGCTGTCCAGTTGTAGGATCTACTGTAGGCTCCCCCGTCATAGGATCACGCATAACATCAGTCTTGTAAGCTGGAGTAGGCATACCAGTTGCAGGATCAATTTGTTGTTCTGTTTGTGTGTCTGGTTTATATAGAGGCTGTCCATGAGACATATAGACATTCTCACGTTGAGCTTGACGTTGATCCAACATCATCTCGTCGTACATCTTGTCCGTCTCAGACATCTGCAAGTAACGTAATGCCTTGGTCGGCTCGATGGCTCCCATTTTCATTAACTCAGTAATGAAAGCCTGTTTTGCCGCTACAGACCTGGGAGCCATCGAACCTGCCTCAACCCGGAAGTCCATTCTCGGATTAAGATCGGTTGATTTAAATTCACGAACTTCCATAGCTTGGTTCTTGGAAGTCATGCGAACGATTCGTTCAGCAGGCCAATAATCATGCACGTTAGCTAGAACCTGAATACCAGTTTCTTGTACGGCATTCTCTATGGACTGTACGGTGTGATACAGAATAGTATCATTCTCTTCAGAGAGATAAGCGATTGCAGAAGCAGCTTCAACACCTGGGGGAGTCTGTCCCTTCGTTACCTCGTATTGAGATGAAATATCATCCATGTCTTTGAGGACGATATCCAGGTCATTACTTACGGATGGAGATAGTTCTGGCTGCTCCAATGGTCTTGGGGGGTCAAAGCCCATTTGAACAGCCAGAAGTAGTCCGGGCTTAGCATTCCACTTACGTGTGTCGAATGCGCCCGCAGTATACCACCACTGAGGTTTACCAGCTAGGTTCCTGCTCTCCAGCATGATTGAGCGGGTTCTGTTGTATTCCTTTTGTGGTCCAATCAAAGACTTGATAACAGATTCACCATAAAACATTCCCGTTGGAATGTGGTCAATCTTTACGAACGGAAAGTGTCCGTGTCTATACGGAAACTCGTGATTATAAGTAGTAGCACCCTCTTCGTCAGATTTGGGTGGCTGCACTTCTTCAGTACCTACAGGCTGCTCTG